TCTCCAGTCTCATCCTCATATTGTACAGGGTCATCCACACCCAAGTTGATGAATGCTTCAATCCTTTCAACAGATGATGCTGATTTATAGTCGCTATTACCGCTAGGATAGGGCTTGTAAGAAGTATTAGTTATAAGTAGAAAAGCTGAAAAGATTGTATTTGTCAGAAAAAATACAACTCAAATACTAGCTACTGGTGAGATAACAATGGATAACGGAGATATGCGTATTAATAGATATGATACAGAAGATGCATATAGATTAGGTTTATTCATAGGTAAAGAAACAATGGTTATTAATAAACCAAACTCAGTTCGAGCTTGGTTATGGATTAGAATACAATGATATATTGGTTTACAGGGCAACCTGCCCACGGAAAAACGGTTTTAGCTAACTTACTTAAGAAAGAAATACCTGGAGCATTTAGAATAGATGGTGATGATATGAGAGAGCTGTTCTCTAATAAAGACTATTCTATTAATGGTAGAGTTGTTAACGTCGGAACAGCACAACGTATAGCTCAATATCTTAATAATCAAGGTAAAGATGTAATAGTATCTTTGGTAGCACCTTATGTTGATCAAAGAGAAGATTTCAAAACTCTTATGGGTGATCAGATTATGGAGTTTTACGTTCATACTACTGAACCAAGAGAAAGGGATCATTTTAAAGCTATTGCTTATACTCCTCCTCTTACTAACTTTGTAGATATTGATACTACACACGATACAGAACAACAATCGTTCGAAAAGGTTTTAGATGCAATAAATGGATAAAAAGAATACTTATTTTGTAGATATCGACGGTACTATATTCGTTTATAGAAAGTTTGAAACTTATAAAACCTCTGAAGCGCAGGTTATTAAGAGCACTAAACAGTACTTACAAGCAGTAAAAGATGGAGGTCATATGATTATCTTAACTACTGCTAGACCTGAAAGTTTAAGGGAACACACATTATATGAGTTAAGAAAAGCCAATATACCTTTTGATAGATTAATAATGGGTATCGAGAGAGGTCCACGATATCTAATAAATGATATGGATCCAAATAAACCCGGTGATCGGGCAATATGTTACAACTTAGAAAGAAATGGCGGAATTAAAAGCTAAAGCAGACAAAGAATCTTCATCAACTGAAGTAAAGTACTCATTCTTCGCAGGAAGATGGCAACCACTACACAAAGGACATCTTTGGTTAATCAATGAAAGATTAAAAGAAGGATATAACGTTTGGTTAGGCATCAGAGATGTAAAACCAGATGAAAAGAACCCTTGGACAGCAGAAGAAATATTAGAAATGGTAAAAGAAGGTGAGTTAAAAGAACTCATTGAAGCAGGTAAAGTACTTCCTACTATTATTCCGGATATCGAATCTATTAACTACGGTAGAGGAGTAGGTTATGACATTATTGAACATGTTCCACCACAGGAAATAGGTGATATATCAGCTACTTCGATAAGAGAACAAATGAAAAAGGATGGTAAACTGTAATGATTTCCTACATAGAAAACTTTTTAAATGAAGAAGAGTGTGCTTTTTTTATAACACTTTTTAAACACGGAAAGATAGATGAATGGGTAGATAATGTTTATTCATTTTCTTCTATTAACCTACTTAATCTAGATCTTCAGTTTAGTAAGTTTTCTTCTTGTGATTTTCAACGTTTTAGAGTTCAAAAAGTAAATGAAAATACTAAGGTAGTTAATCATTCTCATCGTCACTATGTAAACTGTAGTTTTATTATTTTTCTTAACGATGAGTTTAAAGGTGGAGAGTTAGTATTTGAGGACAGTACATTTAATCCTAAAACCGGAGATATGGTGTACTTCTCAGGAAATGCTGCTCATAAGGTTAACAAGACTATCGGAGATAGATATACCCTAGTAGGTTTCGTTAATAATAATCCGGATTTTCTTAAAAAAAATAAAGTTATTTAATGGTAAGTTATAAAAGACATATTGCAAAAACAGTTAGTTGGAGGGTTATTGGTACCTTAGATACTATGATACTTTCCGGGATTATTACAGGTAGCTGGATTACAGGGCTAACAATAGGAGCGGTAGAAGTAGTAACAAAAATGGTACTTTACTTTCTTCATGAAAGAGTATGGTACAAATACAGTAAATTTGGTTTAAAAAAATGATTAAACTTGGCATATCAGCATTCTATCACGACTCAGCCGCTTGTATTACAAATGGCAACCTTGTCCTAGCTGCTGCCGAGGAAGAAAGATTCACCGGTACCAAGCATGACAGTAGTTTTCCTGTAAATGCAATAAAATGGTTACTACGTTCAACAGTTACAGATATTTCACAAATAGAAGAGGTACATTGGTATGAAAACCCTGAAAAAAAAGACGATAGAGTCAAAACTATCTTTAATAAAAGACCGATTAGAACTTTTTTTCTTCGACAAAGGTATAAAAAAGACAGAAAAAATAACTCTCCGGAAGCTTTACTTAAAAACCTCGGGTACACCGGTAAAATTATTTACCACGATCACCATTATAGTCATGCTGCTTTTAGCTATTATACTAGCCCATACAGGGATGCAGCTATACTTACAGTAGACGGAGTAGGTGAGTGGGAAACAACAACTATTTCTAAAGGTGAAGGTAAAGAAATAAAAAAACTTATTTCAATAGATTTTCCCAACTCTCTTGGTATGTTATATAGTACTATTACTTCCTATTTAGGGTTTAGACCCAATGAAGGTGAGTATAAAGTTATGGGTTTAGCTCCTTATGGAAATAAAACTAAATATATTAATAAACTTTATAAGGTACTAACTAATACGTCTAATAAGTACTTTATTAATCAAAAATACTTTACCTGGGAGTATTCTAATAGAGTAATGTTTACTAAAGAACTATGTAAACTTTTAGATATACCACCTAGACTACCAGAAGAACCCTTAACTCAAGAACATAAAGATTTAGCAGCTTCCCTTCAAAAACTCTATGAAAATGAGTTTATTAAACTACTAGAAACTGCAAAAAATATCACGAAATCAAATAATATATGTTTAGGAGGCGGATGCGCATACAATGGAGTAGCAAATGCTTTAGCATATAAATACTTTGATAAAGTATATATACCTTTCGCCCCATCAGATGCAGGTTCTGCTATAGGTGCCTGTTTAGATAATCATTCACAATTTTCTCCTTACTTAGGTACTAGTTTTACTGACAAACAAGTATCGAAAATACTTTCGACATACAAGGATAGGATTTACATATTTAAAATATCTGAAGATAAGCTTATTAAAACAGTTGCTGAGTTAATACAATCTCAAAAAGTAATAGCATGGTTTCAAGGTAAAATGGAGTTTGGGGCTAGGGCATTAGGTAACAGATCTATACTAGCATCCCCGGTATTTCCTAACATGAGAGAAAAGCTCAATAGGATGATTAAAAAAAGAGAAGGATTTAGACCTTTTGCTCCTTCGGTACCTTTAGATAATGCAGATAGATTTTTTGATTTGAAAGAACCTAGTCCCTATATGAATAAAGTAGTTAAAGGTAGGACTAAACTTATACCATCAGCAACCCACATAGATGGAACTTGTAGAGTACAGACTGTTACATCCATACAAAATCCTAAATACTATAAACTACTTAAAGAAGTTGGTAGATTAACTCAAATACCAGTTCTACTCAATACTTCTTTTAATCTGAAGGATCAAACTATTACTATTTCCCCAAAACAGGCTATAGAAAGATATTTATCATCAGACATCGACTTCCTAGTTATTAACAACTTTCTTATACGTAAAAGATGAATCTTAAAGATACAATAAAGAAAAAGGTCGCAGACATTAAAAAAAATAAAGAATACAAGAGAAAAATAGAAGAGTTAAAAAAACGAGATCCTTTCGTATATAAAAACTTTTAACTATTTATTTAATATAGTTAACTAGCATGGCCAACCTTACGAATAACAAACCGAAAGATACTTATCCAAGATTAGTACAAATCGAACAAGGACGATTTCAAAATGGACTAGGTGAACTGATTACTGGTTCTATAGTAGCTCTACATGTATCTAATAGTCTTCAAGTAGACGGTAATACCGATATAGCAGGAGATTTAGTAGTAACAGGAAGTGTAAGAGCAAGAGAGTTTATAACTACAACAGTTTCTAGCTCAGTACTTTTCCAGTCAGGATCCACTCAATCTGGTGACTCACTAGACGATACTCATATTTTTACAGGGAGTATAAATGCTACAGGTTCAGTTAGTATTACAGGTTCGGCATTTGATGTTAAGGTACATAGAGTAGCATTACCAGACAATGGTACAAGTATATCTATGACAGACTTAAGAACCTCATTGAAAGCGGATGTATCAGGTTCAGATATACAAGGTAATATTTCAGTTGAAGACAACAGTAATGGCTCTTCTATAGTTAAGATTTACGGGGATACAGTTTTTATTGGTTCATATACAGGTAGTATTATAGCATTTGGTAACACTAATACTTCAACTGCATTCGAAGGGACTAATACCTTCTATGGTAATACTACAATAAATAGTAATAGAACTCTTACTTTAAAACCTTCTATTTTTGCAGCTATTACACCAAGTACAGGTTCACTAGCAGTTACTGGTAGTAGTTTTGCATACTATGACGGTAATAACTGGCAATATATGCAAACTGGTTCATTTGCTTTACTATCAGATCATTTAATAGCAACTGCAAGTATAAGTGTAAATGAAGCTAATATATCCACTTTAACTTCTAAAACTGGATCCTATGCGTTAACATCATCACTAAATGTTGCTACAGCTAGTATAACTGTTAATGAAACTAATATTAATACATTAACAGCAGCAACAAGCTCTTATGCATTAGATTCAGAAGTTGAACATATTAATAGTGTAACAAGTTCTTTTGCGTTAGCAACAGCATTAACTGTTGCAACAGGTAGTATTAGTGTAAATGAAGCAAATATTACTAACCTTACTTCATTCACTGGATCGTACTCTAGTAGTGCATCCGATACTTATGTTAGTATCGCAAAACTAAAAGCAATAGTAACTGGATCAGCAGATTTTGCAACATTCCAGTCAAATATTTTATCCCTATAAGTTGGATATTTGAAATATTTTTTTTATATTATATAATAATATGACTATAGTGTCGTAGCACCACTTTAAAAACACTAAAAATGGTAGATTTAAAACAAGTCGAGAAAGATCTCTATGATGTAGAGTCTCGCAGAATGACGGAAGAGCAGTACTTAGCGAACCGTAAAAATCAAAACAAACTTACACCCACAGAACCGTTAAACTATCCAGATGCTAGAAAGCATCAGATTGTATCTTTTATCAAATCAGGTATTAGAATATTAGGATACTGCTTTATACCATTTAGTTTGGTAGTCTCAGCTATTCTTCTTATCTTATCAGAAATAGTAGGTATAATCGAAGAGTTAGTTTAATGGGAAAATTTACATCAACTAAAGTATTTGACGGATTCTCAACAGTATTTCGTCAGTGGAAAGCAGAAGATACTCATTGTAGGTTTCTACATGGGTACGGAGTTTCATTTAAACTGTGGTTTGAAGGACAGTTAGATAATAGAAACTGGGTGTGGGATTTCGGCGGCATGAAAAGAGCGAAAGGTAAGATAGATGGAAGAAGTCCTAAGGAATGGATGGATTATATGTTTGATCATACACTTGTATTAGCTTCTGATGATCCTCATAAAGATAAGTTTGAAAAACTTTCTAGACACGGGATTATACAGTTAAGAGTAGTTCCTGCTACTGGAGCAGAAAG